CTCTTAGGTTTAAGATAGATATCGGGATTGGTAAGAAGGGCAGTAAGATTAATGTTTATGAAACGTGGACCGTTAGCATAATCGATAAATTCGGGTTCCTTATTCCATTCTAGAAATGTAGCACCTCTTTCAAAATCCCATACATCTGAATAGTTGTGACCAAAAGGATTACCGATGTAATTAATCTTGCCTTTGGTCTGTCTTTTATGAAAGTGACCAGAAAATACATAATCCTGATGTGGAAAATGTTCGGCATTAAGAGTTCCGTGGTCGGGCATTTCTACCATTGCATTCATCTTAAAGCCGGGTAATTCTAGGTGACCAAATAGATATTTTGATTTGATGTTAGAAACATCTTTCCATTCCTCTTCGACGAGCCATGGAATGAGAGCAACATCGCCCTCAATCATAGGTTTGTCTACAAGAATAATATTTGGAAACTCACTACCAACAACCATAGAGTGGATATCACGTTTTTCTCTATAAAAGAGATCGTGATTACCGACCATAACATAGACTTTCTTAAATGCATTGTTTAACATTTTTAATATTTTCATTGAATAATTCAGCGAAAGTATATTAATGTTGCTTCTATGATGATGAAAATCTCCAAGAAACATGCAGGTCTCGCAATTTCTTTTTTTCCCCTCGTTTATAAACCATTGTATAAATTCTACACAATCCTCATTATGCTCAGCCGAGTTGTGTCTAAGTCCGACATGTAAGTCAGTAAAACAGATAACACTTTCAAATAAATTTTCACTCATTGAAGCCTCTGCAATCGATTATGGGATCTTGTAACTTTATGCATTTATATCCTTTAAATGTTTCTTTTTCTTTACACACTTTTAACCCGTATTGTATATCTATGTTTAATACTGCTTTTGCCTTAGCACAAGAATCAAACACGTACTCTATTCCGGCTGGATCAATAACCTTTACTTTATATCCATATTTAGAATGTTGTTCTTTTTCTTTTTCAGTAAATCCATATTTAGAAATTCTATCTAGTCTTTTTTCTATTTTTTTCTTATATGAATTCTTTTCTTTGCTGGATAATCCAGAGATACTATGTTTTATTTTTAATGTTTCAGCCCTCAGTTTAACATGATTATCAGTAATGAAAGACCATCCGCCTTTTGCTTCGTTCTTTTGATTAAAATATTCTAAGTTATTCTTAATATCCGGAACAGAATCCAACCATTTTTGTTCACATGCTAGTACGATATCACAATTATTTTCAGCAATAAATTCAAGAATTTCTCTAGTAAAATATTCGGGTCGTTTTTTAATTGCCCTTAAGAATCGTTGGTTTGAACCTTTATATGAGTCATCGAGCGATCCATGGTGTGATCCTATATATTTCATATTGGTTTTAGAATCAGTCCATTTATAAACAAACCCAAAATAGTCTTTTTTGTAAATCATAATAAAATCCCCATGTATTTATTTTTAGGGGATTGGCATGCGTGATTATTTTGAATTATTCGTGCTCATGCTTTGTATCAATTGCGTCCTCTCTAAGTCGTCTAATTTCATCTTCTAGGGCAAGTTGTCTCGAGAAACTCGGACTTGCTCCACTGTCGATTAATAAGTCGTCTCTAAGGTCTTGATTTTTCTTTTCTAAGTTGAAAACACGAGTAAAACTATTCGATACGCTTGCTGTATAGTACGAGAACGGATTGTCAGAACGGAATTCGTCGAATTGTAATCCCATCTGCGATAACTGTAACAGTGCCTGCCCTTTCATTTCATCAAGGTAGGTATAACCTCTCCAGTTTCCTCGCTGTCCATACTTATTGACCATAAGTATGAACATCTTAGCAAGTTTCGGTGTAATAGATCCCTTTTCGAGATTAAACTTACCGTGTTTTGAGTGTGAACGTCCAACTTCTTTTGCTTCTCCGTTTTCAATAATGAAATGTTTAAACGGTGCGAAATTAAGCTTCACATAGTTGTCTGCTTCGCTCTTAGGATTCTTTTTTCTTCCTGGCGCCAGAGGAATGTGATCGAATGTTAATACACGATACACAAGGTCCTCAACCGGAATAGTGTCTGGTTTAACTTTGTATTCTGAAAGTTTTGGTTTAGTACCACCAATTGAATTGGCAACCGCTGCCTCAAATGCCGTAACACCGAGTCTTGCTGCTCTTGCTATTCTTCCCTTTTCTTGAACTTCTGGGAGGAAAATCTCTTGTAGATGTTCAACAATTACATCATAGTCGCTGTACTTTGGATCAATGTATTCGCAAAAAGAATTCTTACTCTTATGTATTTCTTTTAGCATATCCTTATTGTTTAGATAATTGATCTTCTTTACAGGGACCATCACCGGTGCAATTTCCTCGATTTCAATTTCTTCCGGAAGATCCTCATTGTCATCAATCATTTCGTTCATTAAGATTTTCTCCTCTTAGGGTTTCAGTGAGTGTAGCATATAGGCACATCGTTGTCAAGGGTATCGCAATTAACACTATAGATTATGACCTAGATAAATAACTGAAAAGGGAGATATACGCTAATGCCACAGCAGGATATGCGAGCAAGACTACAACCTAAGAACATAGGTGCTGCTACAACAATTCTTGGACCGAAAGACAAGAGCAATATTCTATTTCCGTTATATTCGACAAACGGTGTTTTATTTCCATATACACCTGCTGTCACAACCGGTGTTGTTGCTGAATACGATCAAACTCCTTTTACGCATTCTATCTATGGCTACAATGCCTATGTTAGATCATACCCTAAGCCGATAAGCTTAACCGCAGAATTTACAGCTCAGACGTATGATGAGGCCTTATATTTATTAGCGGTTATCCACTTCTTCCGTTCCGTTACGAAATCTTATTTTGGTGTAAATCCGTATAACAGGGCCGGAACGCCGCCGCCTGTTCTGTTGTTTAATTATCTGGGTGAATTTCAATTTAATAACATACCGGTAATTGTGAAATTCTTTGATTACACCTACGAAGCTAATATTGATTATGTACCAGTGGATACCGTTCAAAATCAGATTTATACAAACGATATTGGAGTAAGTCTTCCGGCTGCAAGTTCAGGCGGATATACCTGGGTCCCGACTCATATTACCGTCTCGCTCGAACTAGATAGTCAATACACACCGATTAAACTTAGAGACCAATTTAATCTCGATGAATTTAGGCAGGGTAAGCTTGTTGATAAGGGATTCTATTAATGGCTAATAATTCAAAGCAAACAAGTCAATATTTGTTAACACCAATTAAGAATTGGTATTTAGATTATTGGGTTCCAAGAACTATTCCGAAAAACGATTACGATAAAATTATAGTTATTCCGCCGGGTTTTGATCGTCGACCCGATCTTCTAAGTCAGCAAGAATATGGAACACCTGCACTATGGTGGGTGTTTGCTATAAGAAATCCAGACCTAATGAATGATCCTATTGAGGATTTTGTATCTGGATTAGAAATTTTTGTTCCTAATAATATACTTCAACAATAATGGCTAATAAAGACTTTATGAAAACGGTCACAGATACCGTTACTTCATCTGTTAGTGCGACTGCTGCCGATATTAGAAAGACATTTAATTCCGATTTAACAAAATCTACAATAGGTGGAGCCGGTCAGCCGGCTCCAGTAGAATACTATCGCCCCGATGTTCTCCGCGGTAGCAACGATAAAGTAGGAATGTCATTTGATCAGGATAATAGGCCTTCGGCTAGCGATGAGTACAAAATTGATTTTCAACCTAATATATTTGACAAGTTTGATACCTATACATATCATTGGAAATTGTTTATCACATCATTATCTAGTGCTTATGATGGTACCGTTCTTGCCCCAGAAGATCAGACTATTATTGCCGAAACAGGTGTTACAGATCTAACATTAGAAAAAGTAGAAATGAATGGCATTGCTGTGCCATCTGTTGAAGGTGGTACCGGAACCCAAACTACATTACGTTTTCAAATTACCGAACCTCAGGGCGCTGGTTTACTTGATAAGCTCTTTTATGAATCACTAGCCCTCGGTATTGGCAATTGGCTTGTTATGCCATGCTTCATGCAGCTTGAATTTAAAGGAAGAAACGACAATAATGCTGAGGCTCCCGAAAGTGGTAGACCGGGTGATCTTAATAGATTAAAATGGATTTGGCCTATCAAGCTTACAAACTGTAAAGCCCATGTAAGTCACGTTGGTACACGATACGATTTTGAAGCAATCGTATACGACGAGTTAGCACAATCGAATGCATATTTTGGAATTCAACACAATATTGTCCTCACACAATTGAGTACATTCAAAAGTGCAATTGATCAATTACAAGATAAAATCAAAAAAGACCAGGACGATAAGCTAATGGATAGTTACGGATATCCCGATGTATATCGTTTTGTTATTGACGAAAAGATTGCTGCCAACGCAAATATTACAGTTCCCGATAAAAATAAGCACACATCTCGCTGGAGCGATTATGCTAAATGGGGCGATAAACAAGCCGAATACAATGCCGGAACAAGTATAGATAAGATTATCGATTCTTTACTCGGTAATACAGATTATTATCAACGAAAATTGCAAAGCGCACAGACGAGAATTTCAGAACCCGATTCAGCAAACGAAGCTGATTCGATGAGAAAATTCTGGAGAATAGTTACAGAAACACACCCATATATTTTTGACCCAATTCGTCAGGATAATGCTGTTGAAATTACAATATATATTGTAGAATATGATATTGGTCTTTTAGAAACTACACCACCGCAGACCGGCCAAACTCCTGATACCCTGCAAGCAGCAAAGAAGAGAATGTCTACATATTTCAATAAAAAGATTCTTAATAAAAGATATGATTATATTTTTACAGGCTTAAACGATCAAATTATTCAATTTGACCTAAATATGAATTTCTCATTTGCGGCAGCGTTGTCGCGCTTTGGCGGTATCTATTATGATACCGCGGGAACCGATATGGGTGTTGCGGCACAAAATTTTGCTGTTGTAGAAAGAACATTAGCTACTCACCTTAATCAACAATTGAAATTCATTAACAGTGCCGAATTTAAGGGAGATAAGGCAGCAGCATATGAAAAATTAAGTACAGAAGTAGGCCAACAGGCCGGTGCCTCAAAAGAATCAGCAGACCGTTTCAATGCCAAAATCGAAAAGGCAAGACAAGGAAAATTAAATTCTGATACCGCTTTTAAAGAAGGAATTGCAAAATCAAGAGCACAAAGAGCTAATTCCTTAGCACCAGCAAATACTCAGAAATTAAGATTTATCTCTGATGTTGATGTAAATTCGTCGACAGCAAAAACTGCCACGGAACAAGCCAAAGCTCAAATGAAGGGTAAACTAAGGCCAATTCCTTATCGCGAAGCTCCACAAGAAAATAATGTAGCATTCGGTAGTGAACCTACAAGTGATGCTGCCAGAGCGAGAACAGCAAGTTTATTCTCTACAGCATTATACTCAACACTTGACGCAAGTTTACAAACAATTAAGATTGTGATTAAAGGCGATCCGTATTGGTTATTTCCACGACAACTCGATGAAAATTTAACCGCATTGCCATATAAGGCACGGTTAGGAGATTCGGAAGCCGTGAGGGTTATTAAAGAAATTCACAAAGAACATACAGATTCTGTAAATCTTTTTGGGACTGATAACTTTATTATTGTCAGACTAAGAGCACCAAAAGTTGCCAATGATTCAACGGGGCAAGTTGATAGACCCGACGATCCCACTGTAGAAATTGAAACTTTTAGTGGTGTCTATAAGGTTATCACTATTGTAAACAAGTTTGAAAATGGAAAATTTACGCAAGAATTGTTTTGTCTTCTCGACCCAATTATTAACCTAAATGATTTTATAAAAAGCATCGAGGCAGCATCCGGGAAGCGTGATGCCCCAATTTCAACGGCCGAAACGCCAGCTTCAAATATAGATCCAAACCCCAAAACTTCAAACGTGCCGCCACCACAAACAGAAGAACAAAAAAGAAAAGAATTCCTTGAAAGAATCAGAACCGGAAAAGAAACAAAAGAAGATCAAGCAGAAATTCAAAGATTGTCATTATTAGTACAAAACAGAAAGAGTTCTCTTGGAGGATAACATGTCATATCTAAATACACACGCAAGGACATCAACACCGACAAAGAATGATAAATTTCAACCAACTGGCCGTGCAACGGCATTATTTGGTGTATTTGTCGGGTTCGTTAAAGATGCGCGAGATGTACAACGAAATGGTAGATTAAGAGTATGGATTCCAGAATTTGCGTCTACCCCAGAAAACGAGGATGGTTGGATTTTAGCAAATTATTGTTCACCATTTGCTGGAGCCACAAACGTAGAAACAGCAAGTAAATCAGATAAAGAATCTTTTGACGGAACTCAAACATCTTATGGAATGTGGATGATTCCGCCAGATATCAATAATCAAGTTCTGATTATGTTTATTAATGGAGACCCGAGCCGTGCTATCTGGATCGGGTGTCTTTATAACCAATACATGAATAACATGGTCCCGGCAATGGCTTCCAATGCCAAGAATTGGCAACATCCTGGAAAAATTATACCGGTTGCTGAATATAACAAATGGAATTCATCTGTAACTCACCCCGATGCAGCTATTAAACCATATGAAAAAACAAAGTTTAAGGGCGTAGGAAATCAGGGTCTAATCACAGATCAGGGAAGAGGCGTAACAAATACAAGTGCTCGTCGAGAAGCACCAAGTAACGTTTTTGGAATTATTACACCGGGACCTATTATTAATGAAAAAATGGCTGAAAAACCCGAAACAATTCGTAGAAAGGGTGGTTCATCGTTTATCATGGATGACGGCACAGGAACCGAGTATGTCGAATTGGCAACTAAGACTGGCGCAAAAATACGTCTAGATGAAACAAATGGATTTGTATACATCATCAATCGTGACGGCACAGCATGGATGCAGATGGACCAGCAGGGCCACATCGATGTGTTTAGTCAGTTTGATATTTCTATCAGAGCACAGAGAGATGTAAATATCCGAGGCGACAGAGATGTGAATATCGAAGCGGGGCAGAATATGTATATTTCTGCTGCCAAAGATACTATTACAAATAGTAATCTTGATATAACATACGATATTAATAACAAACCTAAAAAATTTGATGTTCCTTATTATCAGAAATGTGCAAGGGGTCTCGGATATGGAGGAAATATTGTTTTTTCTGCAGAATGGGATATTCATTCAACGGTAGTTCAACACAATTATTATAATACTACACTCGCGGTATGTAAAGGTACATCGGGGAATAATCCTAGCGCATGTGGATCATCATTCCCCGATGGAACTCAACATTATTGGTCTAAAAATAATATTATCTTTGATACCTATAAGAATTTCCATTTTTGGGCACATTGCTTATTACCGGAACCTAAAACCTGTTATCAGGGAATATCACCTGCCGGCAATTTTTTCTTAAGATCCGAATCTACCTATAATCTTTCAGTATTTAAAACTCCCTGCGGAAACGGAGATATAAACTTGTATGCTCAAGGACATTATAGTCTTGATACATGGGAAGAACAAACACGCCGAATTACCAAAAAGGGTGATTATTCGTTTTCACATACTGATCCGGCCACAGGTAATATCTTACACGATGCCTCAGTTTTTATTAAGGGATCGTTAGATGTTTCAGAGATGATCAAGACAGATATCAGCCATGCACAGACAAGATATGGCCCGCCGCCGAGCCCGCCGGCAATTTCACCTATACCACTTATGCCGTTGCCGCCATTTGAAGCAACTTTACCTATTGCGGCAACGCAGGCTGAACAGAAGGCCCTTAATACGGCAGGTAATATATTACCACCAATTAAAGAACCCTTTTTTACCAGAGGAATGCAAAGTTGGCCAACAATTGTTTCCAGATGGCCAACGTATGAGCCATGTCCGCTTCATGAAAAATTTAAATTTACTTCGACTGTAGGATATGAAGTTGAACTTAACGAGGCTGATAAAACTTATGTAGGTTCGTCAAATAGCGGAGCAACAAAATCACCGCCCCCTAATACAACTACCGGTGCCAATAATACAACATTACCGCCCAACGAACCAGGCGATAGTATTATCGGAAAGGACTTTAATGTTAAAGCACTTCAGTGTCAGCTTAGAATTCATGAAGGCGAAAAATTAGTATCTTATAAGGATTCTAAGGGTTTGCCTACAGCAGGTATTGGTCACTTGTTAAGAACAAATGAAATTGCTCAATATCCGATTGGTACTCCCGTATCACAAAATCAAGTTGATACTTGGTTTGCTCAGGATTCCCAGACAGCCATTAAAGATGCCCAGAATTTCATTGGCGCGGATACTTGGGAAAAGCTCGATGAGCCTAGAAAACGTGCCCTGGCAGATATGGCATTTAATCTTGGTAGTTCTAGATTAGGTAAATTTAAAACATTTAAGAAAGAAATGCAGGCCGGCAACTATGATCAGGCGGCAAAACAAATTGAAAATACACCTTATTATCAGCAAGTAGGTAGGCGCGGCCCAGCTATCGCAAGTCAGATTCGTAGTGGTACAGACTTATATGGTTGCGGAGCTAAAAACCCAATGGCAAAGCCGGCAGGATAATATAGTCCCATATAATTCTCTTGATAAATAACAAAAAGGGAATTATATGGCTACCAATCAATTGGGTTATGTTCAGCAAAAAAGGATCACCCGAACTCCTTATTTTGTCGGTTTCAATACCGTTAATCAACCTAATCCTCCCTATTCTCTAACCAATCTCGAATTGGTTAAAAGGGACATTCTTAATCATTTTGCTACACCTATGGGTTCGCGAGTAATGCTACCAACATTTGGTACTCGCATTTACGAAATGCTATTTGATCCATTTGATGAATACACAAAGAACGCCATTGTTGAAGATGCAGTTCGTGTTGTAAGATCAGATCCTCGTGTCGAATTGGTGTCGTGCGATGTATATCAGGAAGATCAGGCGTTAAATGTTATTATGGTTCTGCTATTCAAACCAGAATCTATCACAGATAATCTATTTGTTACTTTTAGTTTGAAGGATCGTGAGAGCTACTAAAATGAATTATCAAAGACATTATGATTTATTAATTTCGAAGGCAAAGAACAGAATAATTACTGGATATACTGAAACAAAGAAAAATATGTCTTATGCCAAGAAAGATTATATTCCGTGGAACAAGGGAATAAAAACCGGTTCTGCATATTCTACAAGTAGTTCGTGGAAAACTGGAAATATTCCTTGGAATAAAGGAAAGGAACACCCTTGCAAAGAAGATACTAAATTGAAAATAAAAGAAGCAAATTCTGGAAGAAAGCGGGTATATAAAGAAGACGGCACATGGATCATGATAAAGACGGGAGATATACTATGAGTTCTTCAATTCGTCAATCAAATCTATTTGCGGCCGAAGACTACAAAAAGATTTTCAAAGCATATCAATTTATTGATTACACAGCCTATGATTTCTATACTCTTAAGCAGGCGTTAATTAATTACATCCAAGCATATTATCCAGAAGATTTCAACGATTATATTGAAAGTTCTGAATTTATTGCTATTATCGAATTAATTGCTTATCTTGGCACAAGCCTTGCCTTTAGAACTGATTTAAACAGTCGTGATAATTTTATTGATACAGCTGAGCGCAGAGAAAGCATTATCCGTCTTGCGCAGATGGTTAACTATGTACCAAAGCGAAATATAACAGCAAGCGGTCTATTTAAAATTTCGGCAGTCCAAACAAATCAGCCACTCGTTGACGCCAACGGTGTGAATATCAATGACCTTACGGTTTTCTGGAATGATCCTAACAACCCGGATTGGTTTGATCAGTTTGTTCAGATCTGTAATGCGGCTTTTAGTCCGCTAAATCCGTTTGGCCGCCCGACAAAAAGCGGAACAATCGGTAGCATCCCTACCGATTTGTATCAGTTGAATAATGTTAAACGATTGAACATTGCTTATCCTGCTACTATTACTATCGGTAGCCAACAGTACCCTATTGATATTTGTAATCCAGATTTTATCACAAATGAAACTATTTTTGAAAGAGATCCGGATCCAGATAACGCTTTTAATTTCATCTATAGAAATGACAGTTTAGGTGTCGCATCTCCAAACACAGGTTTCTTCTTATATTTTAAACAAGGATCTATAGTAAATGTAGATACTAATTTTGAATTTCCTGTACCTAACAGATTATATCCGATTGATATACAAAATATTAACCAAGACGATGTCTACGTTCAAGAAACAGACGAATCCGGTACGGTTATAAATCAGTGGGTAAAAGTTCCAGCTTTGGCAGGCGAAAATATTATTTACAATAGTATTCAATTTGGTGAAAGAAACATTTTTAGTGTTATTTCCGGTGCCAACGATACTGTTTCTATTCGATTTGCCGATGGTAATTTCGGTAATGTACCAACAGGCTTGTTCAGGACATGGGTAAGACCGAGTGCAAATCAGGCACTTGTAATTCGCCCCGATAATGCACAAGGATTACAAATTAATATTCCTTATGTAGGTGTTGATCAACAACAATATATATTGAGTATTATTTTTAGTCTCGAACAAACAATCGGCAATGCTGCTCCCTCAGAAACTAATGAGCAGATTAAGCTAAGAGCACCTGAAGTATTCTCTACTCAATCCCGCATGGTTAATGGTAGCGACTACAATGTCTTGCCGTTAGTTTATGGAAATCAAATTGCCAAACTTCAGTCGATTGATAGAACTTACAGTGGACAGAGCCGTTACATTGACCTAAATGATCCAACAGGATTTCATAGAGATTTGATTATCTTTGGTCAAGATGGAGCCATATTTAGAGATAACCAAAATGTATTAGCACAGGTTATTAAGGATTCGTCTAATTCGGGTAATATTGAAACTATTATTGTAAACACAATTCAAGAAATATTGCGTGATAAGAAGGTATCTACCTTTTTCTATGACGAATATCTAACACAATTTCAGGAAAAGATTAGAGTTAATCCTACGCTGGCCGTACCTGAAGGATATTCGATTTTAGATCTTGGTAACCCAGCTCAACTTCCTTTATATTGGAAAACAAGTCCTGTAAAATTTAAAAATGATACTGGTTATTTTACGAATTTTACAGCAGCCAATGCCGATGCTGTACCTTTGGTAAATACATTCACTACAAATAACACCCCGTCGGGAATTTATCAGCCTTGGGGATTTATTAAAACTGGTGCTGTGATTCAGCTTGCTAATCCCCTAGATTTAACCACTATAAATTCAGCAAGCATCAATAATGTAATTCAATCGGGAATTCCGTTAATTGTGAATCCATTAAATCCTTTTGCGAATATTGGACCTGTCGAATTAGGTAAGGAAGAACAGAACAATTATCAGGCAATGAAAGTGTATCCTATTTTTAGAAATGATTTAAATGATACAGAAATAAACGAAATTGTCGCTGCTATTATTGCAGGCATTTCCTTCTGGCTGTATTATGATTTATTAACAGACGAATGGCATACAGCAACAACCGCTACACCTAATCTGCCTAATCAAATTGATCAATCGTGGATTTATCCGCCACCGATAGTCAATGGTCTTGATACAGAAATTTATTCTGATTGGTCCCCATATCCGGCAAGCGGATTATTGTATATAGCTATCGCTTCTAATAATCAGCAAGGTATCACAACATATGATCTTTCAGCGCGCGGAAGAGTTTATGTATTCGAATCTTACAAAGATGTTCGCTTCTATTGGGAACCAAATCAGATTGTTATAGATAATGCAACTGGTCAAGCTCTAGAAGACACCATTGAAATTATGCCATTTGTAAATACAAATGCAAGTATTGATAATAATATTCCTGTGATTGTAAATCCCACAGATTCGTTCTTACGAACACAAGTTGATTTTAATATTTCTGGTGTGTTTATTCAAGACGATGGTTATTTAGATCCTGCTAAAGTTGAAATTTCTTTAATCGATGGCGATATTGATGGTATTCCAGATGATCCGGAAGGATTTAATAAGATTGTAACTTCGGAAGATAGAATTGTTTTTGAATTTTATACAAACGAAGTTACCGGATATCAAAGTACACGCCCGTGGATTTCTAGATGGAAGCTAGATTTAAGTGAATATACGGGTGCTAATCTTTATGTATATTTTCCTGTAAATCCTCTTGATGCTACAGAATTATACAGTTCTCCGTATATAGCAAATATGATGTTAAGTAACCCCGATGAAATTCTTGATCCGGGTTCTGTATTGACACCCGGTTTTGCATATGTTTATATGGACGAGGTTGATCTTCTATTTGTTAATAATGTTGCTCAGATTGCATTTAACAATACCTTACCTGTAATTTCGGTAGCAAATCAATTAACTGCTTTCTTTAATGGTCCAACGCCGACTGATTTAATTAACTATCCATGGTTGGCAGGTACAGAAATTGTCGATGATAAACTCGATATTGTTAGAAATTATTTTATGAGCAAATCTTATTTAATTTCTTCAATTAGTCCGCCTGGTTACGGGGTGTATTATCTATTTGAATTCGAGGATACCGAAGACATTGCTTCTTATCCTGCTGCTAAAATTGTGGTTGAAAATTTAGATAAATATCATTTTGATAAGAACGGAAAGTGCTTCACACAGAATACAACTGTTCCACAACTTGATAGATTACCACTTTATTTCAAATGGAGCCATTATGCACCAATCGATCAACGTGTTGATCCTTCGGCTACTAACATAATTGATATGATTGTTGTTACAGATAGCTATTATAGAGATGTCCTAATCTGGAAAAACTCTAATGGTAGTTTAGCAACATTCCCTGCTCCTCCGACCACAGAAGAATTGAGAATTCAGTTCCAAGATCTGAATAAGTATAAGATGGTTAGTGATTCGATGGTATGGAATTCGGGTACATTCAAAATCCTATTTGGCACACAGGCCGAAAATGAATTACAGGCAACATTTAAGGTTGTTAAAGCACCATCGACAAATATCAGTGATAATGAAGTAAAAACTTTGGTAATTCAAGCAATTGATCAATATTTCGATATTAGAAATTGGGATTTTGGAGAAAAGTTTTTCTATACAGAACTTGCTGCCTATATTCACCAACAACTTTCTAGAATTATTAGTTCTGTTGTTATTGTTCCTAACAGTGCTAATTCGCAATTCGGTAACTTGTTCGAAATTATTGCTAATCCAAACGAATTGTTTATTTCTACAGCAACAGTAAATAATGTGCAGATCGTAGCAAACCTTACAGATCAGAATATGAGAGTATAATAGATGCAATATATCAATAAACTGCCAGCAGTCTTCCAGACTGTAACAGAGAAGAAATTCTTTGATGCCACGATGGATCAGGTCTTTTCTAAGAAAGACAGCGATTATTTGGCCGGATTTTTAGGCAGGAGAGAACCCGGTAGATATAATCCTATTTCGGATTTCTATATTCCAGAGCCATCGAAGAACAGAACATGGTGGCAATTAGAAGCAACTGCATTTGCAAGAAATCCAGATAATACTCGTTCTAACATTTATTTCTATGAAGATCTTCTAAACAGAATAGAATATTATGACGGTAATACTTTAAATCAAGACCGACTATTCGAATCTGAATATTATAGCTTCGGACCCCCGATTGATTATGATATGTTTGTTAACTATCAGAATTATTACTGGGTAGAACAAGGACTACCTGTTATTACCATTACTGGTGTTGTTGCAGCAGATATCATCGGTCAGCCATCTTATACAACACCGCCGACGGCAACACCGCCTAATCTAACCTTAACAACAGGCATGAATATAGCATTGCCTGACGATCCTGATTATGCAGATCCACATTATGTCGAAAATTTTGGCGGTTGTATTGGTATTAAATTAGTGGATCACTTTCCGGATTTTACAGCCGGTACAATTTTTGAATTTCTGCCCTGGGACGGCCAAATTGAATTGTCAAATGGTAGAATTATCGATAATAGATTCTGGGATGCAACTACATGGGATACGCAGACCCAACCCTCAACTGGCGATTATATCACTATTGAACGCGGTGCATTAGATAGAAATGCATGGTCTAGAACAAACAAATGGTTTCATATTTATGCAATTAATGCTACTATTAATGCTACCGGCACGGGATTTCCTGTTAATGCAACAAGAGCACTTCGTCCCATAATTCAATTTATTGCTGATATTCCTTTATACAAATCGGGAACTCAATTTAGAGAAGAAATTAATTATGGTTTTCGCGATGATGTGTTTGGTAACCCCTTACGCAGAGCAACATATCAAGGACGGCAATTAGCCCTTATCAACGATGAATTTGATATTCAAATGAGAGATGGAGATATTGTTGGTTTCTTCAATGATGATACAGAATTTAATTTCTGGGATATAGAGCCCCTATACTGGGATGTTGGACCACCACCAGAATGGGATGCTGGTTTCGGAAGGATTAATCAATTTTTATACAAGGTAGTGGTTGCATTAGATGGAACAGTCGATTTTGCACCATATACTTCTTGGGCAACACCTGTTCTCGAAGGTGATATTGTTTTCGTTCTTGAGGACGGACCATGGGACGCTGCTCAACGAGGCCAGACATGGTACTACAGTTTAGGAATATGGCAGAAAGCCTTCAATGATAAGATCTATCTAAATCAGGCTCCGTTGTTTGTATTATACGATCATAATGGTATCGAATTAGACGATCCGGTAACATACCCGGGAAGTGATTTCCGGGGAAGTAAGATATTTTCATACAAAATTAATACAGAACCGGGCGCCACTGTAGATCCTGTTTTAAGATTTCCAATTGTTTATACTTCGCTCAGGCAAGCATCGGACATTATGTTTCAGAATGACCTTATTACCGAGAGGTATGTCTATGGAACAGCTAAACTTGATATTGACGGATACTACTATTACAAAACTACCACAAGTCCTATTCTGTATAACAATTGGAACTTATACCAACCATGCCCGTGTGACGATATTGTTCCCCCACCTCCTTGCAACTGCTTAGAAACAAGTAAGCAAAGAGTTATAGATAAGTTTGTTGTAGGCTATGGCTCTAAATATCAATTTAAACTAAGTGTTATTCCGTATGGATACCCGGTAGCACCTGATATTATTGTTTCTGTAAACGGAGTAGAAGTTAAGAGTGCAGCAGATCAAATCGGTGGTTATACATTTGTTGAAATTAATAACAGAATTTATGTTGACTTGACTGTTTATTTAACTAACCTATTGTTAGTTACACAAAGCCAACCGCCTGTAGTTGAAACCCAGACATATACCTGGGAAAACTTAGATCCTGTTGAGCCCGGATATTTTCAAATTCCGCAACAA